CAGCACCAAAAGTAGGATCTTTAACCTGCTTCATGAAATCGCCAAAAGACGCATCATCAGGACCAAAGATGTCAACGCCTTCTTTAATACCTGAGATGATGACACGACGAGGAACGTCAAGGGCAATTAAAGGTTTGAGAAGGATCTTGGCAGGAGCACTGCCAAGAATATCCCCTACAAGACCACGCCATCCACCCTCATCAGGAGCGCCCTTAGTAGAGGCGCTCTTGCCCAATGAAGATTCACGCTTCTGCACAGGTTGAGTAGCAAGGATATCCTTTAGGCTCTGCACCTTAGGTGAAGAGCCAGCAGAACCACCCATACTATTTGGGTCAAAGCGAGGATTATAAACAGCCATCAATAATAGGTGAACTTGTTACATCAGCCAAGCCCAGTTGTACGCATCTTTAAAGCGTCCAACAAAGGCGTTTTGCCAAGCATGCCCAAAGCAAGGAGTTCTCCAACTTTCTTCTGTTTAGCCGTAGTAATCTGATTAAGAAGGACTTCCCTTTCCCTCCCATAATCATTACCAACAGTACGTTGAGCCTCAGACTGAGCAGCACGATTAAGCATCAAAGCATCCTCACGCTTATTTTCATCAGAAATAGCAAACTTATTGAAATCAGTTTTATTCGGATTATTGATATTCATTTCCTTACCCAAATCAGGAAAAGTGGTCGCCAAGTTTTTACGCCACATATCCTGAACATAAGCCTGACGATCAGCCTCAGTAGCATCAGGTTTAGTCTTAAGGAAATAAATAGAAGCATTATTGGCAAGCGCCCAAGCCTCACCAAACTTGCGTCCACCTTCAGGGACTATGGAGTCCCCATACTTAACGGCTTCCTCATACGACTTGAACGTAGGCAAAGGAATAGTTTTTAAAGCATCCTCATTTGAAGCAGGTTTAATCTGCTTCGGAGCAGGTGTCTGATTATTTTGCGCATACTTCAACATGACTTGCTTCTCCAAGTCGGCAGCACTCTGAACAGCCTTGCCCTTAGCACCAATCTTTTCAGCGGACGCATTCAAACGATCAAACATAGCCTGCAAATCAGAAGTAACAGGCATCGTCTCCAAAGAGTAACGCTCAGTAGGTTGAGGCAACATGGCATCACCAAAGACGTTAGAAGTCAAAGCCTTAGCAGAAGCAGCATTATAAGCAGCCTCATCGCTTAAATTAGAGGCATACTCCTTATACATGTCGTCAACAATGCCATCAAGTTCCTTGATAGTCAAACCTGAATCAGTGATATCTTTTTCTGTTTTTAAACCAAATTTGCCACGCAACTCCATCTTCACATCAAGAGGAGAATCCCCGTTCGCAATGCGCATAGCAGCATTACGAACATCAGCATTCGGATCTTGCGTATAAGCAGTCAACAAAGGAATCTGAGGAACATAAGGAGCAGCCTGCGTCGCCAGCGGATCAACAGATCCAGTTAACGCACCAAACTCAGGAGAGAAAAGCGACGACACAAGATCCTGAATATTGTTAGTTTGCTTAGAACCACCCTTAGTATTCGCTTGAGACATCAACCAAATTAAAAGATCCTCATCCATTATTGACCTCCAAGAAGAGCCATAATCTGCGACACATCAATACCCTTGCCAGCAAGATCCAACAACGATTCCATCAACTGATCTTGACGAGACCGAGTGGTTTGTTGTTGACCCTGTTGACCCGACAACAAAGACTGCAAAGCAGAAAGATTACTAGTACGCTGATTCTGTGCCAAATCCTGCAACCCTTGAGTACGAGCATTTTGAACATCAGAAATACGAGACTGCTGACTAGCAGTATTAGAAGCACCCAACAACTGAGCAAGATTGCTAAACCCACTCCCTGTCGCAGCATTGTTTGACTGCAACATCTGCTGCAAAGCCTCAATTCCACCAGTGGGAGCACCAACAGCCTGACTGTACGCAGACATAGGATCAGTGACTGCAGGAATATCAGCCATACGCAGATTTGCGTATGGATTAGTCTGAGTATTGAGAGCAGCCAAAGCCTGCTCAGTACTTCTATCAATATCAGCACGACCAGTATCAGATTGAGTTTTAATCTCACCAATTAAACTGTCATATATTTTTTGCAACTGACCCATAGCACCACTGTTGTCGCCAATATTCTTTGCATACCCAGTAAGGGCATTTATCAAAGCCTGATTGCTATTCCCACCACCACCACTAGGAGGAGTGTTTGCTTTCTTGTCCTCATACAAAGCATTGTTCAAACCAATTACAGCACTATTAATAGCACCCCACTTGCCAGTATTATTAGTAGGGATATTGCCAGCATTAAAAGCACTTATCGCAGCAGTAGTCACAGGATCAGTGCGCTCCCAAATAGGAGTACCCTCATACATATCCTGTTGAGGAGTAAGCCTTTTACCTACCTGACGCTTGCCATCAGTATTGTCACCTTGCGTTGCATATCTCCGAATAACCACGACTCATCCTCCTATAAACGGGCGCAAGCCCTGCAAGGCAGATGCAGTAGACAAAATGTCACGCTGCTTCTGCAACTCAATATCAGCCAATGTACTCTCATAACCACTCTGAGACTGAGCATCCTGCAAGTCATACTGAGCCAACTGCTGACGCAAAGCATCTAACTGGTCATTACGTTGCTGCGTCCAATTCTGCGAATAGTCCGAAGCAGCATCACGGAAAATACCACTATTACGCAAACCACGCCTGCCGTACCCAGCACCAAAACCCTCAAGACCCTTAGAGGCATCCTTATCAATCTTCATAAGATCACGAGAACCACGTTGCTGCGACAACATGCGACTGAACGCATTCATCGCCAAAGAAGCGTCACGCTGCGAAGCAGCAGCACGCTTTCTAGGTTCGTAATCTAAACCAATATTAGTGTAAGCCATCACTAATCACCCTTTTCGTTACCCTCACCCTTATCCACAGAAGCCACAAAAGCCTCCAACAAGGCAACCTTCTGAGCATATTCCGCAATCTGTCGTAGTAAAGATTCAATAACTTTGTTTACATCTACCTGCTCGTTCACTTTTTCTCCAATTGTTCTAGTCGTTTCCGAGTATCCTGCAAAGCAATAGTTAACAAACTCATCCACCCATTAGGACTAATACCATTAGGTGGTGTACTACAGATATCGCCATTATCGTCAACATCCATCCCATGTGTTGCCAAGAATGGTGATATGTCGTTCATGTCCTCAGCCATTGGGCTCAATCGCATCAACCATTTCAGGTACAAGCACACCGTTGAGAGGTTGAATGTTCTCTTTGTCGGCTCTTGTTGAAGTGTTACGAACAAGGAAGTAAATACCAAACACAGTTCCCCACTGACACGCAGATCCTGAACCCGTGTTTGTGCCATGTTGAAAGTAATTGCCACCTGTACCCGAGATGTAGACGTTGTTGTTCTGTACCTCTATTTGACCTGTGCCTGTATAACTAGTTACACCACTAATTGCACCTGAAACATTGCCCGTGCCATTGAAAGACTGTCCCCATATTGTACGAGCAGTAGTCAAAGACGCAGCCGAACCAGTCGTGCTCTGATTCAATGTTGGGAACGTACAGTTAGTAAGCGTACCTGATGCTGGTGTACCCAAAGCAGGAGAAGTGAAAGTAGGTGACGTTAGCGTGATGCCAGCAAGTGTTAACGCACCACTTGCTCTACTTAAAGCAACAGAAGTAGTACCAATGTTAACTGATGGAAGACGAGCAGAAGAAACAGTACCAGTTAACAATGTTGCTGGAATAGAACCTGCAGTTAACGTACCCACACTAGTAATAGAAGTCTGCGGAACATTTTTCCATAAAAAGTTAGTCGCATCATACGACAACAACTGACCATTAGTTGGAGTGGTAATAGTTACATCGCTAAGACTGTCCAACGAATTAATTTGATAGTCATTAAGATACTCTGTTAAAGATCCAAAGATCTTTTGCAGAGGTCTGCTATTGTCACCACGAATGGATGCAATATCGGGCGCAGTCCATTTACTCATAGTTTAATGATGTAGTTCACCACGATATAAGGTTGCAAGTTATTATGTGCAGTGCCACCACCAGTAGTTTGGTTAGTTGCTGTAGCAGCGTTATTTGTTGCTGTAGTAGCCTGATTCGTGGCAGTGTTAGCATTATTTAAAGGCGTGTTGAGATCAACAAATCCTGAAGCAGTGTGTGAGTGTGAACCAGCAGAACCAGTGTTATAACTAAAACCACTTGAAGATGCAAGTTCTTGTATTGACGAACCTGAACCTTGAAACGTACTGCTGTAATACACATCATGGTCATGTGTACCACCTGAAGCAGTCGTAAGAGAAAAAGAGTGTTGATGCGCCTGTTGACTATGGTTATGCGCATCCTGCGTATGATTATGCGAGTTCTGCGTATGGTTATGAGCATCTTGAATATGCGTATGAGAAGGCATCTCAGAAGAAGTCAAAAGATGAGTCTTAGACCCACCAACCTCAGCCAACGCATCAAACTCAGTCTGAGTAGAGTCCCTACCAACAGGAATACGACCCTGCAGGTTAGGAACATTATAAGTACTCGTACCATCACCAGCACCATAGTTAGTACCAATAGCATTCCACAAACGACTATACAAAGGGTTAGTACGGCTAAGAGCCTGACCTTGACATAACACCCAACCTGTCGGTGCAGTAAGAGCACCATACTGAGTTATCACACCAGCAGGGATGAGACTATCAACATACGCCTTACGCACAACATGATTATCAGTCGTAGGATCAGTGGCAGGCAAACTAGGAATAGCCGTGAACGCAATACTTGCGTCACGCTGAACAACCTCAGTGTTCAAAAAGTTAACGACACTTGTAAAGTTAGAGTTAACTTGAGTACCATCAGCGTTAGTACCATTAGCGAACGTATAAGTAACAGCAGCAGTAGCCATCAGGCACGCACCTTTCGTGGATTATATTTATAAGTAATAGAGTTAACGCCCCAAGGTTTTCCACCCTCGCCCTGAATACTAATTTGAACGCTTCGGGCAAGCCCTAAAGACTTGCCGATAGCAAAAGCAGAACCAGTAGCACTCTCGCCCCAAGCAGCCTCATTCCAACCATCGTTACCATCAGGTTCGCTACCAGCAGGAGCAGTCCAAATAAGACCATCACCTGAAGCATCTAAATTAATAATATAAGTTCTAGCGACGACAGATTCTTCCCAGTCATGATAAACACGCAAAGTCAAATTAGTAGCAACAGTTGTTTGTTTCACAACAAAGTCAGGTCGTCGCCACATTTTCTTGGCAGAAACATTATTAGCGTCCTGCCAAGGAGTCGTATAATACGAACTAAAATTAGTTGCACCAGTACCCACATCATCCTGATAAACGCTCAACTGATCAACCTTCAATACATAAGCATTAGAAGGATGGCAAACCAAATTGTAAGTCGTACCAGTAGTCGTAACAAAATTGCAGCCACTACCCAAACCTTTCCCATCAGAAGTCTGATACTTGCTCCAAGCACCACTCTGCTTCAAAGAAGGATCATAAATAAAACAAGCAGAAGCCTTAGTATCAGTACCCAAAGCAAGAGAAACCCAAATCTTATGGTTCACCGCAGCAACACGAATTTCACTTTGAGCAATATCATTAACCTGCCCAGTTTGAACCAAAGGACGAATAGAAGTAAACAAATCGCTGAACTGCTGACCATCATATTTAAACAGTCCATCAGGCCAAGAAAAGAAATACACACCAGCCTCAGTAGCAACAACACTCAAAGGATTAACAGCACCAACCTCATTTGTCAAGTTCACAATTTGAAACGTGTCAGTTGAATAACCCAAAATAGAAAACACTGCACGCTTCTTAAACACAAGAAGGTTGCCATTAAAAGGAATGATCGCAGTTATACCTGAACCACCCTCAACAATGTCAATATAATCGTTAGTCGCCCACGACTCACGATTAATAGGATGCGAGAAACGAACACGGTTCGGATAATCAACGCCACCCTCAGTCGTATACGCACACCACAAACGATCCACATGCGAAGTAATCAAACGAGCCTTAGGAGCATACCCTGTAACAGGAGAAGAATAATCAGTCAAAGCAGTCGCAGTAGAACCATTCCACCTATAAGAAACACCACCAGTAGCAACATAAGCAAAACTTTCCGTACTAGCAGACCACGCAGTAAACGACGCACCAAAAGGTGCAGTCGTAGAAACACCCATAGAAGTAAACGCAGTTGTCGTCGCATAATAAACAGCACTATTAGCAGACAACAAAACCTGTGGCGAACTATGATCCCAAGCGTACAACGCCTTGGGAGTAAACGAACCATTAGCAATACTACCAATAGCAGACGTATTTAACTTCGTCATACCACCACGCATAGTCAAACCACCACGTGGATCAATATCCACGTTCAACAAATCAGGTGACTCAGTACGGCCTAACTGGAACGGGTCAGCACGAAGGTTGAGACCACCAGTGAAATCGTCTGTACGAAGCAAAGACAGACGACTCATTGACCAAGAGTCCTACCAAGTGACTGCATCCACAAACGATTAGACATGCGAGGTATCCCATCAGATACAGCAAGAGGACGTTGCGAAGGCGGACGCATAATGTCCGCAGCAGCAAGCCTTACCGCTTCGTCAAACGATTTACGGTAAAACGAGGCGAGTTCAATATCTTCCTGCAGTTGGTAC